TATCATTCTTGATTCCAACCCTTGTGATGATGACCATTACCTCTATCATATGGCTGAGAAAGAAAAACCTACAGGAAAATTTAAGTGGGCCTTCTACAAACAACCGGGCGGTGTAAAGGAAGTCCATTCCGATGAGGTGCCGGCCGATATGCCAGAGGCTCAAGGGTTTATGTACCAAGCCGGAAAGTGGTGGCAAACAAACCCAAAGGCTGAAAACCTAGACAATCTACCGGTTGGATATTACGAACAACTCGTGCCGGGCAAGACCTTGGACTGGATCAGATGCTATGCCGAGGGTAAATATTCGTATGTGCAGGAGGGCCGTCCAGTCTGGCCCGAATATGATGACCACTCCATGTCCGATGATCTCACCATACAAGAAGGTATTCCGGTACAAGTGGGTCTTGACTTTGGTCTTACACCCTCTGCGGTGTTTGGTCAGAAAATGCAAAATGGCCGGTGGCATATTCTCCGCGAGATCGTTACCTTTGATATGGGGCTAGAACGTTTTGCCCATTTGCTAAAATCCGAACTAGAGACATGGTTTCCAAAGTTTGAGTGCATGATATGGGGCGATCCAGCCGGTTCGGCCAGAGATATGATCTATGAACAAACAGCTTTTGATCACCTCAAGACACATGGATTAGTCGCTCGACCCACGGCTACCAACGAATTTAAGACACGACGAGAGGCCGGAGCTATCCCTATGACCCGATTGATAGATGGTAAACCCGGCTTTCTTGTGCATCGTGAATGTGTTCGGCTACGAAAAGCTCTCGCTGGAGGCTATCACTTCAAAAGAGTGGCAATGGGATCGGGGCATGAACGGTTCAAGGATGTTCCGAACAAAGACCACAACTCCCACGTTGCCGATAGTCTGGGCTATCTTCTGCTAGGCGGTGGGGAGCATCGCAACATGGTCCGGGGTAAATCCCCTCATTTCTACAAGACAGCGAATGCCTGGGGTGACTTTGATGTTTTCGCCTGAAGAAATCACCGAGGTATCGACTTTGGACGGTGTGACGGCCAAGGTTATTGACTTTGAACCCGATCACCTCAATGCGGTCAGCTATAGATCGCTAGACGCTCCCTTCATCAAGGCCAATCAAGAGACAATAGCCCACCGGTTACCAAAAGGATTATCCTTCTCCGCAGTAGTAGATGATCAAGTATTCGCTATGTTTGGCCTCGTTCCCTTTTGGCAGGGGTGCTATGAGTGCTGGCTTATTCCAGCCGATGATCTGGATACCCACACGATGAAGACACACCGCACTGCCATACGTTTTTTTGAGTACACCGCCAAGGTTTTAAGAGCAAAGAGGTACCAGTGTTATGTATTTTCGGAAAACGTTCGGGCTGTTCGCTGGATTGAAATGATGGTATTCAAAAAAGAAGGGTTAATGAAGAACTTTGGCCCTAACCAAGAAGATCATTTTTTATATGCGAGGTATTTCTGATGGGTTTTTTATTTCCGAGTGGGCCAAGTGAAAGTCCAGAGCAAAAAGCAAGTCGGCAAAAACGTGACCAGCAAGTCCAGCAACAAGAGGAACGCACACAAAAGGCTGAGATAACCGAACGCAGAAAGATCAATGAGCGTATGCGAAAGATGAAAACCGGGGGAATGCGCCAGCTCTTATCATCCGATAGAGAGGATAATCAGGCACTCGGTAACCCAATAACACAGACACGAACATTAGGGCCAGATAGAAACCCACGATAATGAAAAAATATATTCGCAACCCAAGAAAAAAGGAGATGACCAATGCCGATGGTGAGTTACAAGACGAAGGAAGGAACGAAGAAGAAGAAGTTCAAGTACAGCAAAAAGGGAGTAGCGGAGGCCAAGAAGATGGCGAAACAGACCGGGGGAAAGATTAAGGTCAATAAAAGCTACGCATGAGACTTGATGTCACCACATTAAAAGGCCGATTTAAAAAGGCTATGGCTCACAAAGACGAGTGGCGGTCAATCTATGAAGATGCCTATCGCTATGTCTTGCCGAATAGAAACCTCTATGATGGCAACTACGAGACTACCTCACCCAAAAACGATAAGATGAACCGGGTATACGATAGCACGGCTATCCACGCTACCCAGAGATTTGCCAATCGATTGCAATCCGGAGTGTTTCCGACACAACGTCATTGGTGCCGGCTAGTTCCCGGTGAAGAAATACCACCAGAGAGACACATAGAAATTCAGCGCATATTGGATAGTTATGCCGATAAGATGTTTGATGTCATGCGTCAGTCAAACTTTGATATGGCTATGGGCGAGTTCCTCCTTGAGTTAGCTATCGGAACGGCTGTGATGATCATCCAACCGGGTGACGAGTTACAGCCCATACGCTATACAGCCGTTCCCTCTTTTTTGATTGCCTATGATGAGGGACCGTTTGGTACGGTTGATAAGGTCTATCGAAACCATAGGATACCGTTTACCGCTCTAGATCAAGAGTTTCCCGATGCGGAGATACCAGCACAACTCAAACAAAAGTATGACGGTAGACCCGATGAGAAGATCGATCTCTATGAGATCACTTGCTATGACAAGGACGAAGGTATCTACCACTATCATGTCATAACCAAAGAAGGAGAAGACGAACTCGTCTATAGACGTATGAACTCCTTCCCCTGGGTAGTATCACGCTATATGAAAGCCACCGGGGAAAAGTATGGCCGAGGGCCGGTATTGACGGCTCTTCACGATATCAAGACCTTGAACAAGCTCAAAGAGTATCATCTCAAGAATGCTTCCCTCTCTATTGCCGGTGTGTATACAGCGATGGATGACGGTGTTCTCAACCCAAATGCGGTGCGATTGGTACCCGGAGCGATCATACCGGTTGCTCGTAACGGTGGAAATCAGGGAGAAAGTCTCAAGCCATTGCCCAGAAGTGGAGATCCAAATTTATCTCAGATGTCACAACAAGACCTCGTGATGTCTATCAAGCAAATACTTATGGATGATATGTTGCCTCCCGATACATCCTCAGCCCGATCCGCTACAGAAATCATGCAAAAGATGAAGATCTTATCTGAGAACATGGGTAGTGCCTTTGGAAGATTGATCCAGGAGACAATGTATCCGGTGGTTAGACGTACTCTAGAAGTCATGGATGAGATAGGCATGATTGATTTACCGTTGAAGATCAATGGTCTACAAGTCAAAGTTCAACCAGTTGCCCCGATTGCCATGTCGCAGAATATGGAGAAAGTCAGCGAGATTATGCAGTATATGCAGATAGCGCAGAGCTTTGGGCCGGCTGGACAGCTTGCCGTGAAACAAGAAGTGCTACTTGATTATATTGCTGATCAACTGGCTATCCCGGCTGAAGTCCGAATGACACCAGAAGAAAAACAACAGATACAACAAATGCTGATGCAACAAGCCCAGCAAATGGCACAACAACAAGGAATGATGGAAGGTGGAGGAGAACCAGAACAACCAGCTTGATGATGATCTTTGGCCGGAGGTAACTGAAGATCCGCAAGCATCCCAGATGGATATGCTCTATGCTACCGTCTTCAATACACCGGATGGTCTAAAGGTACTCAAGCATTTGGCGAGTACGACAATAGATCAACCGTGCTGGTATCCGGGAACTGAGCCAAGCAATGGCTATTTCCGAGAGGGCCAAAACTCACTGATACGACAGATAAATAGCAGAATAAGGAGAGCCAAGAATGTCTGAAGAACAGCAAGAGGAACAACAAGAACAGCAACCACAAGCTGAAAGCAATATGCAGAAACTAGCAGGAGAGGATCTCAATGCCACGCAGACAGAAGACGAAAACTCGCACCTCCAGACCAATGCCGAGCCGGAGGGTGTTGATCCAGACGAGATTGAGTTCGTCAAACCGGAGTTCCTCCCGGAGAAGTTCTGGGACCCGGAGAACGGCACGAACGTAGAGAAACTATCAAAAGCCTATTCTGAGCTAGAGAAGAAGTTTTCACGAGGCGAACACAAAGCCCCAAAAGAATATAACGTGGATTTTTTAGGCGAGAATGTTCCGGAAGATGATGAGATGCTCAACAACTATAAGGACATGGCGCAACGCTATGGTATGTCACAAGAGGACTTTCAAGACCTGGCCTTGCAGTTTGTCGGTGCGGTTGAGGATGAGGCCAAGAGTGAACAAGAGTTTATTGAGGAACAAAAGCGATTATTGGGGAACAATGCGGTCGAACTGGTACGATCCAACTATGATTGGGCAAACAGCCTATTGAGCAAGGGCGTCATATCACAAGCCGAGTTTGACGTATTGGATCAGATGGGCGGTACCGCAGATGGTACTAGGCTCCTTAGAAAGATACGCAATCTCTCTAGCCCAAAAGAACTACCTATTCCTTCCTTCACCGGAGAAAGCAAGACCAAAGAAGAGTTGGCGCAATACGTTGCAGATCCTCGTTGGAGGTCTGATCCGGTATGGCGAAAGCAGAAGGAAAAAGAGTTCTACGATAATATCGCATAACTAGACGCTACTTTTAGCTTTACTACATTTTCAAGATATGGTATCGGTGGATTGAGCGATAACTACATCTGTAGCCGTTCAATCACTTTGATTGGCGGATTTATTCCATAACCAAGCGAACACTAATGTTAATTTTTTTATGGAGAGATAGATGTCCAACAATGCAATATCAAACGCATTCGTCACTATCTTTGAAAGCGAAGTTCACCAGGCTTATCAGTCTGAGGCTAAACTTGCCGGAACAGTCAGAACCCGAACAAATGTTGAAGGGTCTACTGTAAAGTTCCCAAAGTTAGCTAAAGGATCAGCCTCTGTTCGTTCACCCGGTACACAAGTAACACCGGTAGGAGCGCAATTTTCCAGCGTGACAGCGACAATGGTGGATTATTCTGCATCAGAGTACAGTGACATATTTAATCAGGCAAAAGTAAACTTTGACGAAAGAGCAGAGCTTGCCGAAATGCTTGGAAAGGCGATAGCCAGACGAGAAGACCAAGTGGTTATCGATGCACTCATCAACGCATCAGCCGGGTCAACCGTTGCCAATACTGTGGTTACTTCTGGATCAGCAAGTGCCTCTGACCTGAACGTAGGGAAAATCATCCAGGCTGGTCGTGAGCTTAACGCTAAGAACGTACCCTCAACCGAGAGATACCTCTTAGTCCATGCCAACTCAATGGCCTCCTTACTCGGTGATGAAAGAGCCGTGAGTTCAGACTTCATTCAACTGCAAGCCTTGCAAAGAGGTGAAGTCCAGACTTTCGCTGGTTTCCAAATAATCATGTTTGGAGACAGAACTGAGGGCGGTATTCCAATCGATGGATCAAATGACAGAACGTGTGTAGCGTTCCACAAGTCAGCAATCGGTCTTGGTGTTGGTATGCCAGCTAAAACAGAAATCAATTATGTACCGGAAAGAACATCCTTCCTCGTAACAGCTATGTACAGTGCTGGAGCGATAGCGGTGGATACTGATGGCATATGCGATGTAACTTGTAGGGAGAGCTAAGATGGCATTTGTTAGAAATGATTTTAACACTATCGGTGGACAGGCCAGAGCCGGAGTTACTCCAGCAATGTATGTCTATACCACAACTGAGGCCTCCACCGTCGTTGATGGGTCCGGTTATTTTAATGCTATAGCCGACATTCTCAACGTAGGTGACATGATCATCGTACATGGTGCAACTGGTGGCACACGAACAGTCACAATGCATATCGTAGTTTCTAATGATGGGACAACGGTAGACGTATCCGATGGAACAACAATCGGAGCTGTATCAGACAGTGACTAATATTCTTGGGGGGTGGTTCCGACTGCCCTCCAAACCAACAAGGGGTTTGAATGGCAAGCACAGACACAGACGTTTCTATTTGTTCTCAAGCCCTATTACTGCTCGGATCAACGAGTATATCCTCCTTTTCGGATGGTACGGCCCCGGCCTCTATAGCCGGGGTCATCTATCCTAAAGTAAAAGCACAAACTCTAGGAATGTATCCCTGGAGCTTTTCACTAACAAAAACACAGTTGGCCCGGTCAGCCTCTACTCCCCTATCTTATTGGCAGTATGCCTATGCCTTACCTTCTGATATGGTGAATGGAGTACCACGAAAGGTATTTACGTCTAACAATACCAATGCTCCTAATCTTACTGACTATGAGATCCAGGGGGCTGAACTATTATCACAAGAACAAAGTATCTTCATTGACTATCAAAGAGATGTTGATGAGCCAGCGATGCCGGCATATTTTGTACAATTACTCATCTATCAAATGGCATGGCACCTAGCGGAGCCGGTCACCGATCAGACTACCAAGTCGGATTATTGGAAGGGTGTGGCTCTGGGTACTCCTCTTGAAAGCTTACGAGGTGGATACTTTCGACAAGCCACGGTTATTGATGGTTCCGGTCAATCCTCGCAAGTTCTTGCTGATTATGTGCTGGTAGATGTCCGATGAGCCGGGTTACAGTTTATCAATCAAACTTCACGGTTGGGGAGCTTGATCCTCTTGTCAAAGGCCGGGTGGACCTCAATCAATATCCTTCTGCCCTAGATAGAGCCAAGAACATCACAGTTCTGCCACAGGGTGGCTTTGAGCGTAGACCAGGGTTAGCGTTCATGGCAGACCTTACCAGTCATCTCGGAGGATCTTTTACAGCCCAGAACGGTATGCGTCTTATACCTTTTGAGTTTAGTAACGATCAGAGTTTTATGCTGGTCTTTGTAAAGCAGTCGGCCTCTGAAACACGCATGTTTGTCTTTGCCAACACCGTGCAGATCACGAACATCAATAGCAGTGGTAATGACTACCTGGCTATCAACTTAGGCGATATTGATCTGTCCAAGGTTTATTTCACACAATCAGCCGATACATTGATACTGGTGCAGGAAGATCTTGCCCCTAGAAAGATTGTACGAGGGGCCAACAACCAGAGCTGGACAGAAAGCACCATCTCACTGACCTC